CCGGCCTTATCTTGGGCATCACGCGCTGCCTGCTGTTCAGGCGTGAGGGGCACAAGCGACTTGCCCAGCGAGCCAAACATACCCACGATTTTTCCGACACGATCGAGGTACTGGCTCACGTCCATGATGGCCAGCTTCACGGTTTCGCGGATCGCCGACCAGGCCGACAGCACGCTTGTTTTCACGGACTCCATTACACTCGACACTTTCTCAACAGCCGTCCGCCACGCCTCGGCGATCGCCTCGCCGGCCTGAGTCGCAATGTCGATCGCCACGAATTTCCATTTGATCCATTCCGTTTCCAGAAACGTAATCGCCTTGGCCCATTCCAGCTTGACCAGGTTGGCGGCAATCTCCATCGCCAGCGAAATATCGCCAGCGGCCAGAGCTTCGGAAATTCCGCCCACGGCTCGCGTCACGTCGTCGCGAAGCTCGAAGAATTTGGCCGATAGGAATTTCAAAGCGGCCTGCCCTTGGGCCGTGTATTTGACGAAATAATATCCCAGCCCGGCCACGGCCGCAGTGACGAGAGCGATCGGCGACAGCAACGCGCCGACGACGGCCACAATCTGCGTCAGCGCCACGCCGGCAGCCGAAACCAGGCCGCCGAAGATCGTCAGCGCCGTACCTGCGCCTGTCACGACACTGGCGATCATGTCGGCGGTGACAATCAGCGCCCCATTCTCACGAATCCACTTCGAGATCGTGCCGACGACGGCGGTCCCCGTCTCAACCATTTTTTTCATGGCGTCGGCCAGCGGCGCGCCGATCGCGAACGTCGCCATTTTGACGGTTTCCCAAAGCGTGCTGAGTGCGTTGTGCAGCGACAGAGCCGACTGCGCGTCCTTGCCGCTCATTTCCAATCCGAGCGACCGGGCGCGAGCTTCGAGCGACGCCAGCCCTGCGCCGCCCTGCGCAATCAACGGAAGGATGCCCTGAGCGGATGCACCGAAAATCTTCAGGGCCCCGGCGGCGCGCTGCGCTGGATCGGCGACGCGAGCCAACCGCTCGGCAATCATGCGAAACTGCTGATCTGGCGAAAGCCCCTGCAATTGAGCGACCGTAATACCCAACAAATTCAACGCCCGCTGGCCCTCAGCCGACGAGGCGCTAACGCCTGCGACAACTTGTTGCATGTTGGACATTGACGATTCAAGACTCTCCATGCTCGCGCCGGTCTGTCGCGCGGCATAGCCCAGTGTCGTCAGTGATTCGACCGAAACGCCCGTCCGATCGGCCAGCCGTTGCGCGGCAGTGCCCATGTCCTCAAATGTTTTCAGCGCGCCGGTAAACACCGCCTTGAGAATTCCACCCGTGGCCAGCAGCCGCGCGCCGAACCAGGCGATTGTGCCCCCCGATGATTTCAGCGACTCGCCGGTCGCATTAACCGCATCCCCGGCGGCCCGCACGGTCGATTTAACAGCGCCGACAATCACGGAAACCGTCGAGCTGGCGGCCTCGGCTGATTTCCTAAAAGCCAAGGCAACGGCCCCCCAGCCGGCGGCAGCGTTCGCGCCGACAGAGGTCACGATGGCCCCAAACGCCGTCACTGCGGCTTTCGATTCGTCCAGATTTTTCGCGAGCTGCTCTTTGTCGGCGTACAGCTCGACATAAGCCTTGCCGGCCTTGATCGCTCCGCTGTTCGACATTGACTAGGCCAATTCTTTCGGGTCGCTGATAACTTTGATCGACGATTGCAGGTAAGGATGAAAGTCGCGGCGGCTAAAAACTCTGTCGCGGTCACTCGTTCGCTGCATGTTGGCCGCATGCGCCATTTGGTCGGCCGTGTGATTCCAGTTTTCCCGTTCGCGGCCTTCCGCCATGTCGGTCAATTCCCGCAACGTAAATGGATCGGGATTCATGCCGACGATGCCGGCAAGCCAATAGATTCGTTTCCAGGTTGTCGGCGGCACTTCGACAGCAATTCCTCCGCCGCTCTCGCCTGCGGATCGTTCGCGAGCCTCTCGTTCTCGCTGTGCGTTAGCAGCGCGTCGAGCGACAGATCGTCGAGCTTGCTGAAACTCCGCGCAGTCGCTTTTTGAAAGAGGGTCTTTTGGGACCGAAGAACCGCCGCGAATTCCGGTCGGCCCCACTTCTGGAAAAAATCGGTTAGCTCTTCCCCGAGTGCGTCGCTGGCATTTCGCAGGGCGTCGCCGCCGAGGGCGCCGCCAAAATCCTCATCGGTGACTGGAGGCGAAATCGCGTCGGCGTCCAGCTTGACGAGAGAGTACAGCACGTCGCACAAAAGGATAACGTCGGTCGATAGCCGGATCGCCAGCGGAGGCGAGCCCTGGTCAATCTCCGTCAGGTCCACGCCGCAAAGCGACTTGACGCGCTTGACGGCGGCGACGTTTACGGCCAGCGTCCACGTTCTGCCTTTCGCGTCTTTGAATGTCTGCACAAAAAAAACTCCAGATAAAAACGGAATGACGCACGCAATCGCGACGGCCAATTACGGCACGATATTCCAGGTTCCGGCATTCGCGCTGACGCACGGCTTCGCCATGACTGACGTGACAACGCCACCGCTCAGTGGTTCAACGTCGTCGAACTGGAAAATCTTGCACTCCTGGCGATAATACGTCGTGCCGCTCGTGGCAATCGGCCCGTTGGCAAACGCAAATTCCGTCAACGTGCGACCGTCTTTGCGCGTCCGCAACGTGGTATAATTCGCGTCCGTCTCGTCCTTGATCATGTCCCACGAAAACACCTTCGCGTTCAATGTCGGCTCGGTCTGGACGTCTTTGAATTTGCGCTTGTTGAGCGTCGCTTCCGCGAGCGAGCTGCCGCGCTTCAAGTCCTGGCAATTGTCGATCAGCACCCACACGGGACTGCCGAACGTGCCCGAGTTGTAATAGAGGGTCATGTCGAGACCGACCCAGTTGATCTGTGTGGCGGGCATGTGGCGGCTTTCCTTTCAGGGTGTGATGACGTCGCTCCACAGCGACGGGAACTTGTCTCGATTTTTTGCGAGGGCCGGTCCCATGAAGGGGCGGGCCTCGATGTGAATGCGTCTCAACCGCGTTTTTCGTCCGGCCAATTTGCGGCGGCTCCGCAGATCGGCCCGGACCCATTTCTGCGCGCGGGGCAACCAGACTTCCAGGACCTGGATGTCGCCGCCCTCCTCCAGGACCTCCGGCACCGGTCCGCTCAGCGGCTGCCCGTCTCCATCGAAATACACCTGATTCAATTTTTCGGGACCGATGACGACGGCGCCATCGGCCGCGTCGTAAGCGAAGAAAATCCGGTCGGCGAGCTCCCCGGTATGGCTGTGCGGCGGCTTGCCCGGTTTGGACGGTTTTTTACCCTGTCGAATCGATCCCTTGGCGTCGCGACGGACGAAGGCTCCCGCGCGCGAGAGAACTCCCTGCCGCTCGCGGTCGACGACGGAAAGCACGGCGTTGGGGTCGAAAAATGATCGGCCCGGATGGAATGTGATGCCGATCATTTCGAGGCGGGAACAAGAGCGGCAACGCGGTCGAGCTCGGCGATCACGGCCCGCAGGTCAGTGGATTTGATATTGATCAGCGCGTCGTCGTGCTGACCGGGGTGCATCGCGTCGAGATGCGCGTTCCCTCCCTCGCGGAGTGCATCGAGAATGCGTTTCGTTTCGGCGTCCATGGGAAAGTCTTTCTGTTGCTGCGGATTGGAATGGCCAAAGGAAAACGGGGCCGGCTACCGTCGGGCCCCTCGGAATGTGAGCTCCACCTGGGCTGTGAACTGGAAGAGCTCGCCGATCTGCCCGATGTCGAACAGGGGCGTCTCGTCGTCGCCCTGGGCCGACTCAATGCAGGTCAGGACCTGGCCGGTGTCGATCTGCGTCTGAAACAATGGAAAATGCTCGCCGAGCTGCTCGCAGAGCACGGTCAGGGGGCCGATCTCGGTGTCTTCGTTGCTGGCCAGGCCTTTGTAAAATCCGATACCGATCGTAAAGTCGAGCTGCTTCAGACCGGCCCGGTTCAGGATTTCGTTCCGTCGCCGGCGGGCGGCGACGCGGACCTGCAACTGCGTCAGGGCCGCGCGGTCGATGCGCGGCAGCGACTGGCCGATGGCGCTGAACGACAGCGGCGCAACCAGGGCCTGCACGGTCGGGCTGTTGAGCTCGAGCACGACGGCGTCGCGGAGTTGGTCGGCTACGCTCTCGGGCATCAGTGGCGCCCTCCTGCAGCGGAGGAGGATGGAGGATGGAGGATGGAGGATGGCGAGGCGCAAGCGACGCCCGTCCGTCTTTCGCCATCCTCGATCCTCCATCCTCCATCTTCGATCGTTTTCATTAGCCCACCTGCTTCGTGTGGATCCGCAGCAGCGCGCCGTGCGCGTCGAGCCGGTAGACCTGGCCGCCGGAAGGAGAGACAACCTGGAACACGCCGGGCACGCCCTGCACAGTGGCGCGGATGACGTCGCCGCGTTGGGGCAGAGCGGCCGATCCACCCAGCACGAGCGACGCCGGCGGACAGAGAAAATCGCGGGTGACCACGTTCTCAATCGCTCCGGCCGCAGTCACCGTCTCGAACTCGGTGCTGCCCAGCGTCATCTGCAGCGCGCACGGCGCGAGGGCCCCGCGCGTGTACGTCGCGGGTTGCGACGCGTTCGCGGCGAGCTGGCCGGCCAGCCAGGCGGATCCGGAGGCGAGGAGGTTGCTCATGGAAGGATGAAGGCTGAAGGATGAAGGATGAAAAATGGGTGCGAAATATGCGCGGCGTTATGCAGTGGCAGGCGCGGCCGGCGGCACTTCGACTGGCGGCACTTCGACCGGCGGCGACGGCACGCGGACGGAGAGGCCGATGTCGGCCCCGGCGGCGTTGACGGCATCGAGCTGGGCCTGCAGGTAGCTAAAGTCCGTGGCGGCGAACGAGGCCGTGCTCTTGGCGCTGGCGTCGGCGGCGATCGCCGAGGCGTTGCTGGCGGCGGCCGTGTCGGTGGCCGACTTGACCGAGGCCAGGGCGTTATCGAATGTCGAGAGTTTTACCGGATCGACCATGGGACGAAGTTCCAAAAGTGAATGAATGAACTGAATGACGATCGGGAAACTCATCGCGGATTAACTCGAGGCGGCCGCCGCTGCGGCCGGACTGCCCGGCGTGGCGGCGACTGTGATCACGTGCCCGGGCAAGGCATTGGTGGCCGTGACGGTCATGCCTGCGGAGGCATCGGTTGCCGCCGGCGCCGGCGGATCCGGGGGCTGCAGGGCGATCTGAGGTTTGGTCTTGAGCAGTCCGACCAGGTCCTTGACGTCCTGCTGCAGGTTCGCGGCCGTCAAGCCGCCGGGAGCGGTCGTGGCCTTCAGGTCGTCGACGAACTTGATCGCCGCATCGCGCGACTCGGGGTTGGTAAACTTCGCCTTCAGCAGCATGGCCATAAAGGTCGTGAAGGCCAGCTCGCGTTTGGCGGGATCTTTGAGCGTATCGATGATCGCTTTGGCGGCCGTAATGATGCCGCGAAAGTCGTCGATGGCGTAGGCGTCGAGCAGATCGGCCAGGAGGCCCAGGCCCCACTCGCGCAACAGCGCGGCGGCCTGCTGGGCCCACTTGTGATGCTCGGCCCGTTTGCGGCCGACGGCAATCAGCACGATGGCAGCGACAACGCCCAGGCCGGCACACAGCAGCCAGGAGCGGGAGATTTCGACGGCGAGCGGGAGCATGGGTGGTCTCGTTGAGTGGAAGAGTGGGAGAGAAGGAGACAGGGAGAAGGGGAGACTCCTTGTCTCCTCGTCTCCTTGTCCTTGTTTCGCTAGGCCGCCAGGTCCTTTTTGATCACGACGTAAAACACGATGCCCGCCCCGATCGCGAAGCAGCCGAACATGGGCAGCAGGTCCTCACTTTCGGCCGGCGGGTCCTGATGCGTATCGGGGATCTGTTCGTGAAGCGGGGCCTCGTCGGGTTTCTGGTCGGGGAACCGCAGGGGCGGAATGCATTTGCCGTCCGGGCAGTGCCGCTTCCATTCGGCCTGCACGGCGCAATACAGCTTGCGCGGATCGCGGCCAAGCTGGGCCCCGGACTCTTTGTAGATCACGTCGCCGTTGGCGCGGGTGATCAACAGGCAGGGGGTGAGCGGGCACTCGCGCGAAAAATCGCGGCGGTAGATCGCGTCGTCGGTTGTGAGCAGGTGAAACTTGGTCTGGGCTTTGAGCGCCGCCAGGTGCGGTTCGCTCTCCAGGACGCGCTTGGCCCGCGCCTCGGCCGGCCGATCTTTCCAGTCCGGCTGCACAATCAGCGACGTGTGCCACTGCGTCGCATCCTGCGGCAGATGCCGCAACCGTTCGCGCACCAGATCGCTCTCCATCAGCCGGAGCTGCGTCCGCAGGTCGGTCACTTGCCGCAGGACATCGAACCCGGCGGGGGCTTTCTCCGCGGCCTCCTGCAGGCCGGCCACGTCGGCGCGGAGCTCGCGCGTCTTGCCCGCCTCGCGCACGACGAGCAGGCAGGGAATCAACAGGCATAGGCCGATGACGAGCGCTTTCAGTCGAGGGAACATATTGACTCCTTGGGGAGATTGGGGGAGAGGGAGACCGGGAGACTGGCAGACAGGGAGACGGGCAGACTCCTTGTCTCCTCGTCTCCTTGTCTCCTTGTCTGTCTCGGTCGCGGCGGCGGCGGCGAGTAGACCGGTGTCACCGCCCAGCCGCCGGACCGGTGCCATTCGCTGAGGAATTTGTCGCGCGGCCATGTGGCCACGGTTTCGGGAGCATTGCTGTCGAGGATGTGGGCGCTCGTCTGATCGAGGCCGACCAGGTTGACCATGTGCCGGCCTTCGGCCACGACAACGGCGGCGCCGCGCCGCGTGCGGATGGCCCAGGCCAGGAACTGTTCGTCGCCGGCGGTCGTCCCCGCCCAGCGGACGCCGGCCTGGTCGAGCTTGGCGGCCACACCGGCGAACGTTTCGCCGTCGCCGAAGTTGCGCGCCCAGAATTCGGCCAGGTCGTGACGGCCCTGCCAGTGCAACAGGTGCACGAGAGCGGCATGGACGCAGCTCCCCTGGCCCTTGAGGCCCAGCCAGTTGGCCCCGCGCCAGGCGGCCGGCAGGTTGGCCAGCGTGTCGACCAGCCGCGCGCCCCGCACGGCCGGGAGGGCGATCGCCGGCTCGGCCAGGTCGGGGGCCAGTGCCAGGGCGAGCGGGCCCGAGGCCAGCAGCGGGGCGACGACCAGGGACAGCAGGCGGGAGGCGAGGAAGGCGCGAAGCATGTTTTCGTTCGGTTTATTCAGCGGTGAATAAAGTGAGGGACTGGGAGAGAAGGAGACTGGGAGACAGGGAGACAGGGAGCGGATTTCTCCTTGTCTCCTTGTCTCCTCATCTCCTTGTTTCGCTCGTCGTGGTCAGGCGGCACGGGTCACCTCCGGGAGGGCGACGCGTTCCGGGGCCCCGTGCACGTCGTGGCGGCGCTGCACGCGGACCAGGTCGGCGGGGCTGTAGAGCTTGGCGTCGTCCCAATTCATGCGGTTGGCGACCATCAAGAGTCGCGCGCACAGAGCGGAGCAGAAAATCGAGCCCAGGTCGGGATAAGGCAGGAGCCAGTGCCAGTGCTTCCAGCGCGGCCCGCTTTCCACGGCCCCCTTCAGGTCGTAGGGCGTGCCCGGCGGAAATTCGCGGAGGGCGTATTCGGTCAAGCGCTCGGACTCCTCGTCGCGGAGCGGAATCTTGAGCGGCAGCCGGTACACCGCGCCGGGATAGCCGGCGATCCGCCGTTCGGGCATGTGGGCCTGCACGCCGTTGACTTTCATGCGGCACAGCTCGCAGGCCAGCGGGCAGAGCGTCGTGCTCTCGTACAGCATGGGCCGGCCAGCGATGATCAGCACGATGGCCACGTGGCTGGGCCCGCGAGTGCCCAGCTCGATCACCCGGCTTTCGAAGCCCAGACCGTTGAATGTGACCAGGTCGCCCGCGTGCCAGGGGACGATCGAGGATGGAGGATCGAGGATGGAGGATGGCGCGCCGCCGATCGACGGCAGGCCGCCAAAGGCGTCGCCGTCGTCGTATTTCTCCGGCCGGAAGAGGCGGGGAAACGTGTCCATGGGTCGCGGCACTTCGTACATATTGGTCAGTGGTCGGTTGACAGTTGGCAGTGGTTCCGAGCCGGCGGCTTGCGGGATCGGCGCGTGCGTGGTGTCAAAGTAGTAATTGTGGCCGATCAGCCAGTGCTCGAAGACGTGCGGGTTGTCGACCGTGACTTCGAAGCGGCCGTTCGGAGTCGCTTTGAGGAACCGCTGATCTTCAGGGATCGTGCTGTCGTACTGCGTCGTGAAGACATAGCGACGGCCGCCGTAGACCAGGTGGTGAATTTCGACGAGCTTGAACTTCGATCGAATCGTCATTTCGAATCCTTCGTTAATGGCTGGCGGCCGGCTCGGCCGACGTGAATTGCGCGGGCAGGCCCAGGCCCGGCGCGCGGCATTTACTGGCGGTGACCGCGGTCTCGATCCGGTCGAGCTGCGGTTTGATCTCTTTCTGCGTCTGGCCCAGCTCGTCGACGTGGGTCTCGAACCGTGCGGCCAGGCGATCGCCGGTCCGCATCGCCCAGCGGGCGATCGTCCAGATCACGAATCCCAACGCCAGCGCGGCCACGATCGGAAAGCCGAGCGTGGCAACCAGATCCTTAATCGCGGCGGCATCCATGCGGCACCCAAAAATCAACTGACCATTGACAACTGACCACTGACCAAATCCAAAAGGCCGGGGCGGGGGAGCCGCCCAGGGGTGAGCCAGCTCGACTGCACCGGCCCCGGCCAGGTTTTCCCTTCGCGACTTACTGCTGCCGGAGCAGCTCCACGTCGAACACATCCAAACGGCAGGAGTCGCCGGCGTTGGCCACCGACCAGGTACCCATGATCTTGAGGGCCTGCAGCACGGTCGTGTCGAGCACAGTCGAGGCCAGGAACCAAGGCTTGGCGGTAACTGTGCCCGGCGTGCCGATTCCCTGAATACCCGCCGCAACCATCGTCCCGGCGGCGGTGATCGTCCGGACGACGATGTCGGCCTCGATGAAAAACATGTCGCCGTTGGCCACGTCCAGCGCGGCCGTGGTCACGATCGCCTGCGCATTGAGGTTCAGCGCGGCTTGCAGCGTGTCGGTCGAGTTCGTGGCCGTGGCCACGCCCTGGGCGCGGACGCGGATCACGTCGCCCACCTGCAGGCGATTGGCCGGGATGTTGAACGTGCCCAGCGCCGTGGGCGTCGTGGTGTTGGTGAGGGCCGCGCCGGCGGCGATGAGGGCCCCCATCAGTTGGGACGACGGCTGCGAGGCATCGACCAGCACGCGGGCCGTGGCGTCGCCCGAGAGCTGGGCCTGGGTGACCTTGCCCATCAAGGGCCCGGCCGAGGGGTCGTTCGTCACGACTTTATTCACGACGTCGAAATAGGCCCGTTGCCCGGCGCTGAAGGCCACGGCCGCTTTGAGGACTTCGAACACGCCCTCGGTGGCCAGCGCGCCTTTGCGGTTGGCGGGAATGTCGACCGAGGCGATGCCGAACAGGTCGTCTTGTAGGATGACGTCGCCCGCGTTGACGGCGACGGCCGGGGTGTAATCGATCCGCGGCCCCTGGTGGGACAGCTTGGCGACAATGGCCATGGGAAACGCTCCTTTTCGTGGTGATCGTGAAGAGGCAAAGCCCCGTGAAAATCGTTCCCAAGCACGACCGTTGCGCGACGGCCGTGCTTGGTAGCGGCCGTCGCGCAGCTTGCCTCTTCTTTACGCCGCGCCCGTGCTCAACAAGGCCCCGTTGGGATCTTCCAACCCGAACGCGAAGTCGCTGAAGCAGCGCCACTGCATGCCCAGCACGTTGAAATTGGCCTCGGCGAACTGCAGCGTGGGCACCTGGTTGCCATTGAGGAACGCCGCGCCCACGGCCGCCCGCACCGCCGGATCGGCGAACAGCCACCATTGGGTGTTGCTCTGGGCGGCCAGCGCGATCCCACCTTCATCCAGGATCGCCGTGTTGTTCGAATACGGGGAAATGTACGGACGATAAAGACCCTTGAACGGGTTATCGTTGAACTTGGGCGTGTCGGTGGTCGTGGTGACCATCAGCTTTTCGCTGGCCCAGAGCTGATTGGCGACGGTCTCCAGCGTCGTGCCGACCAGCATCCGCGAGGGGCTGATCAGCATCGGCTTCCCGGCCGGCGTAATCCGGTTGCGGAAGTTCTGGCGGGCCGTGTCCAGGGCGGCGGTCGACAGGGCCGTGCCGGCGCCGGTGATGTAGTTCCCGTTGCCGGCCGAGAAGAAGTTGTTGCTGCCGACGACGGGGTTGGACAGCAACAGGACCCAGAAGCCTTCCTCGGTCCGCGTGGCGGCCAGCGTGCCCAGGAATTCGGGCAGCTCCATGAACGACCCGAGATCGTCGTTGTAATACATCTGGCGATTCAAAGTGAGCAGCGTGCCGTAGGTATCGAGCTGGCTGGAGTACTTGGCGTCGCTCAAACCCATCATCTTCAGCTCGCCGTCCGGCCCGACCTTCTTGAAGGCGCCGGTCGAATCCAGCCGGTAGCGGGAATGGACCTTGAAGTCGGTGTGCGAACGGATGGCGCAGAAGTAAGACCACACGACCTCGATCGCCTGATAGGCGGTCAGCAGCATTTTGCCGGCCGCGTTTTCCAGGATGTTCGACAGCGACAGCGTGGTGAAACCGTCCGAGGCGCGGAGCATCGTGTCAGCTTCGAACGAGGCGCGAATGAAATCGTCGCTCTTGCGGCTGCCGTGCCAGCTCTTGCCCGCGCTGTGCAGGCAGAAGTCGATGGCCGCGTGCAGCGTGGCGCCGCGATGCCGGCGGCTGAGGGCCTCGGTCATCACGTCCTGGTGAAAAAGCTTGCCGCACTGCGTTTCGTTCATGCGGCCGCTGGCCATGAGCATCGAGGCCTGGAGAATCTCGGCGTGTCGCGGGGCCTGGTCGGCCGCCAGGCCGGGATGCCCGGAGGTCGGGCTGGGGCGGCCGGCGCGGAGCGTGAGGACCTGGGCCTCGAGGTTCGTCCGGTCGGCGTCCCAGCCTTCATTGATGGCGCGGGCCTGCAGGCCGGTGGCCTGGGGATGCTGGCGGCAGATCTCGCCGATGCGATCGATGCGGGCCTGCTCGGAGCCCAGGCGGGTGCGGTAAGCGCGGATCGCTTCGTCGGCCTGGGCCGAGGCCGTCAACAGGTTTGCGTTGGCCGGAATAGGCGCCTCGGCCGCGACGGGCGGGGGCACGATGGCCGCAATGGGCGTGCGGCTGGCCGCCAGTTCGGCGTCATACATGGCCTGCAGGCTTTCCTTCTGCGGCCCCTCCAGCTTCTCGAGGGAAAACCCTTTGGCCTGCAACCACTCGGCGAACGTCTTCATCGGAATTTCCTTGGCTGGGTGAGACTGGTGAGGGGGATCGGAGATGGAAGCGGCGGCGATGCGGGCGGTGGCGCCCCCTTCGTCCGCGCCGCTGGCCACGAATGAGATTTCTTTCAGGACAGAATTCATGGCCACGTAAACGGGCCCGTCGAACGTCCTTCCATTGACGGTGACTTTTTCGCCGCGGGCGTAAAACACGGTCCCGCCGGCGAGGTGCAGGCCGATCGAGGCCTGCCACGGAAACCCGCGGCGCGAGGTCCCGACGACGTCGTCGACGTGACTGTCACTGCCCGAGGCCACGCCACTGACGCGGATCGCGCCAAGAGACTTGTCAATCGAGTCGGTGTGCCCCACGATCGCCGACAGCTTGTGATCGCGGAGCACGGGTACGGTCTGCGGCGCGGTGAGCGTGGCCAGATCGACGATCACCGGATAGGGGCGGATGGGCACATTCAACCGGCCGCCGGTGTAGGCCAACATCGAGAAGCGCGGGGATGCGTTCGGGCTGCCGTCGGCATTGGCCGCGGCGGTGAATTCGATCCGCGTCTCGGCCGTCTGCTCGCTGCCGCACAGGTCCAGCTCGGCGCTGGCTGTCAGAAGTTCGCCTTGTCGGGCGGCGATCCGCAGCAGGGCCTGAGCCTGGTCGGCCTGGTCGGGCGTCGGTTTCTCTGCTTCGGTCGATTGCTCTTCGGCGGCCGGCGCGGGGGCCGGAGCAGAGCCGCTGGTAAACGTGGCTTTGAACAGGGCCGCTCGATACTCTTCGACGGTGACACCGAAGCTGGCCGCGGCCCGCTCGTCCTCTTCGTCGACGTCCAGGCCGTCCTCGGCATACAGCCGATCGCGGCTGGTCGTGCCCGTGCCCAGCTTGGTCTTGTTGGCCTCGGCCGTCTTCTGGGGATCGATGTCGTCGTTGCCATCCCACATCCACTGATGCGGCAGGGCGTCGAACACGCCCAGGCCGTCCGGCAAGAGGCCATAGACCAGCAGGGCCTCGTCGAGCCAGGCGGCCAGGATCCGGTCCAGCGCGGCCCGTTCCTGGTAGGACTGATCGATCTGGTTGGCCCGCCAGTAGGTCAGGTGATCGAGGCGGCCGCTGGAGTAGTTGTAGCTGGCCGAATCCCCCGCACAAATGTTGAAGGGCATGCAGATGCAGCGGGCGATCTCGCGCAGAATAATCCGCACGAACATCTCGATCGTGCTGTTGGGGTGCTCGGCCTTGAGCTGGTCGATCGTCCAGCCGGCCGGCAGCGTGAGCATGGCCCGGTATTCGAGCGGGATGGCCTGGAACCATTCATCCTCGGCCAGCTCCTCGGCTTCGCGGTTGGCGCCGGCGATCGTGTGCATCACGGCCGCGAAGTCGGCGGCCGTCTCGGCGGCGGCGACCGTGGCCAGAGCGAACCGCCGCAGCATGGCGAACAGCGGGAGCGACGGCGCCATCTCGGGGATGCCGCGGGCCTGGTTGGGCCGGTCGGGCCGGAACAGGTGCAGCACTTCGGACGCCGGCAGCCGGTCGAAGTGGAACGGGTCCTTGATGAAGTAGAAGTCGCCGGGGTGCTGCTTCAGGCGGTGATAGAACGCGGGGTTGCCCAGCTCGTCGAACTCGATGCCGTCGACCTGCGTGGGCAGCGGCGTGAGCAGCGTGGGCGTGGCGAACTGATCGCCCTCGTACAGGTGCAGGTCCAGCTTCACCGGATGCAGCACGGTGGGGTTGGTGAAGAAGGAGGCGAAGACTTCGCCGTCAATGCAGCGCGTCATCCGCATCGTGCGGAGCTTTTCGGCCAGGCCAGCGGCGCGGGCCCACAGGGCGAACTGCAGCTCGATCGCCTGGTTGAGTTCCTTGTCGGGCGTCATCACCCGCAGCCGCGGGCCGCGGCCGACGGTGTGACTGGCCAGCGTCAGGACCATGCCCTGGTAATACGAGTTGTTGGCGAACTCGTACCGCGAGCGGTTCCGCAGCAGGCGGCGGACGGCGATGTTGCCGGCCGCGCGGGCCGAGAAGAAATCGGCCCGCTGCCAGTGCCGCTGGTTCTCGTCCGTCGTGGCGGCCGCATCGTAATGGGCTTTGAGCCGCTGGCGATCGCCGTGCCAAGTTCCCCGCGCGGCGGCGCTCACGGCCGGGGCGGCCGGCGCGGGCGCGGCCTGCTCCGCCTGGCGGAGGAAGTCGAGCACGTGCGAATCGTCGCGGGTGGGAGGCATGTATTCAGCGCGGAATGGCTCCGCTCAAATGGCACCGGGAGGACGGAGCTTGGTGATGACGAGGCCGCGGCGCGTGCTGCCGGCCACGGCGTCATTGGCTTTGAGGTACTTGTCGGCTTCGATCTGGTCGGGGATCGGATTGCTCGTGACCGACGTGCCGTCGACGGTCGCGGCCTGCGGGCCTTGCGCGTTCGATTGAATGTTCGGCGTGAGATCCGGTGCGGACATGAATCGGGCTTTGCCTCTTCGCGCCTTGGCGACGGGTTGCGATCCGCGCGGCCTTTCTCCAGGGGGGCAAAGAGGCCGGCCGCGCGATCGCGTGCGGGAGCGAACGCTAGCAACTGTGGGGCAGTTTGCGCCCCATGGGCCCGGCTTCCCCGGGCACGATTTCGCCGGAAACGTACAGATCTGTACGTTTCTTTGCCGGCAAGCCTGATGGCGAGGGAAAGGGCGAAAAGCCTTTATGGGGCTCCGAGCGCCGAAAACGACGCACCAGGATGCCCCAGGACGCACGCGGACGGCCTGGTCCGATGGTTTGTACGTCCGATTTTGTGGGTTTAGGCCGGGCGGCGCCTACCGCGGCTCGCGGCTCATCAGCTCGCGGCAGTCCTTCGATAGCACGGCCGCGTCGTACCAGTTGAAGCTGAGCTCGGGATCGCTGGCGAAACGTCCCAGCGCGTGCTGCAGCTCCTCCGTACTGGCATCGTCGAACAGGAAGATGTACCGCTCGCCATCGTCTTTGGCCAGCGCCAGAAGATTCAGCGGGCTCGTGACATGTGCCATCGGTTCAATCCCTTGTGCCGGCGGCGGCTTCGTAGGTCGTCGTCCGCTTGCCGCAGTGACGGCAGCGGCGAACGCGGGCGATCTTCCCACGGAACCGCTGGCGCGTATAGAGCACTGGCATGTGCCCGCAGCCGCAGGCCGGACAGCGCAGGCCTTTGGCCTCGGCCGGCGACTCGGCCAAGTGGCCCTCGGCCGACGGCTCGAGGTTTTCCCCTTGGGCCGGAGTCGATCGACCGCCGCCCTCGCCCCGCAGCCGCCGGGCAATCCGTTCTTCGAGTGAGATCGTCGGCACCGGCGCGACCGGAGGCGACGCGGCCGGCGGGAGGGGCGGCGCTGGCACCGGCGCGGGCGGCTTGCGCTTCGCGCGTTTACCTTTCGCCGCAGGCGCGGTTTCATCCTTCATCCTTCCGCCTTCATCCTTGGCGTCCGCCTCACCCATTGCGTGCCATCCTTTCGCGC